ACTTCGACTATATGCCCCATTAAATTATCTTTGTTTAACCAAAACTCAGTACGATTAGCATCGGTATATCCACCGCCCACGTTAACTTTAATAGTTTTACCGTTATCAATGCCTTCACATACAAAGGCGCCTAACCGACCTACATTCTTACCAGTGCCTTCTTCAAATCCAATAATAGCTAAGTCTACTGTAATAACGGGTTTCCATTTCATCCAAAAACTTGAACGTTTACATTCATATGGCGCACCGATATCCTTAATCATAATGCCTTCAAATCCTGCTTCCACCGCATCATCTGCGTAACGTCTTAATTGATTATGCCCTTCACATGTATCTAGATCAACATTGATGCCATCCATAATATTAATACAATTGGTATTGTCAAATATAGGGCGCAATTTTTCCAATATTTCCAATCGTTTATATTGCTGAGCATTCCAGTATCCACGTTCAAAATCTTCTAGAGGAATAAAATCAAAAACATTATATACCATGTCAGAGGTATCGACGTTAGTTTTACGTTGAGCCTGCTTCATTAATGCTTGAAAGCTGGCGCCCATAATTTCACCATCTAGTACAAATCCTGAATAAGATTCTTTTACTGCTGTGCGCAAATTCAGTTTGACTGATTCAATAGCTTCTACAATATGTGGGAAGTTATCAAATGGTTTACCGCTTCGAGTAAACAGTTTCACACTAGTTTTTGTTACCAATGCTAATACCCGCACTCCATCTAACTTTTGTTCCAGACGTTTTACACCCTTCATTTTATTAGGGTGCTCATCGGAATCTAACGCTAATTGGCATTCAAATACAGGAATAGCCCATTCAGTCTTACCTAAAATTTTGTTTAGAGTACGCTCTGTAATACCACAACGTAGGTCTTTAATCAATACTCGACGACAGAGTTTATTCCATTCATTACTATCAAACTGTTGACTCATTTCTTCAATAGTATCACGAGCATGATGTCCGGTAAGACTACGAGTACGTAAACCCTCTAACATAGCCCAGAACTTTGGCCATGGATTAGGCATATTATCCAGACCGGTAGTCTCAGGAATTTTCTTAACGCCAAATACATAATAGGGGTTATATGCTTGATAGCAATTAAACAAAAAACATTGGGCGTTAGTTGAACCCAATTGTGCTGCCATCAATGCTTTTTCAATTACAGATTCCTTGTGTAGCCTACTGTTATCACTTTCAAGGTCTCTGATCCAGTCTGCTGCCAATTTAATTCCTTCAAAATTTTCTGAACTATAATCTGTTGAATGCATGTCTATTACCAACTTGAATTATAAAATACTTTAAGACCAAGAAAAACTTCTGCCTTGGCGGCTTTAATAAAATTTAAATCGTCTTGTTTGTAGTGGTCGTCAGAATCATCACCAAAGAAGAATCCTCTTGTTTTTGGTAAATTACCAGCTTTGACGTCGGCTTCTAACCTATCAAGATCTTCCCACGTAAGTTCTAATTCAACATTATTGAAAGGATACTTGACTTCTTCCTCGTAACCTGGGTTTTTTTCTACCCATAGTCTTTCCATCCAACCTTGGAGGTTTGGATGTTTGCGCCAATATGCTAATTCTGTAGGCTTTCTAAGTTTTGTTGGGTCATCGTCTTTCTTTTCGTAATTCTCATCGCCCCAGTATTCATCATATGCGCCGGCCTTGGCGGCAACATAAGCGTATTGATCTAATCCCATGTCTACTCCAAATGTTTAATGTCTAAATATTATAGTGTAGGCGGGTATATTTGTCAAGACAAATTAGTCATTACCTTCGGCATGAGCTTTGTACTGTTTCCAGTGTCGTAAGTAGTCTTGATTGAAGGTATTATCTTCAACCGATTCCACAAACTCCACTAATGGGCGACCCCACTCATAACATAATTGATCCAATTTTTCCAAAACATCGGGGCTGATTCTTAGTACCGAAGTTAGCCAATCTGATATAGCAGCATAATCACCGGAGTTGATTTTCTGAACATACCAGTCAAGACGCCGGGGGTTCTTCAACATCTGGCGCCCTAATTTTTCTAGGTGTGCCCAGATATGGTCACCTAATTGTAGGAATTCATGATCTGCTATATGGGCTCGCTCATCGCGGTCATGTGCGGCAAGAGCGTTGGGATCGGTAATCCCTCGCATCATGCGATCGAACTCAGCGTCACCAGTTGCTTCTGCAATGGGTGTGGTAGGTTCATTCGGTGACTTTTTATAATTCTTTGCTATGAAAGCGCCTTGATTGAAACTAGAACTTTTTGTAGCTGCTGACGCAGAATTGTTTCGTTTGCTCCATTCGTACCCGGCTTTATGTCCACTGCAATCTTTAGTGCAGGGACTATTCATAAATTTTGCTTCTGTGGTAAATTCTTTTGCTCTCATACCAGTATTTAGTTAGATTAGCTGGTTGGGGGCAGGGGGTAAGGATACTGAGATGGAGTTAATGCAGCCTCCGGTGGTGGGGGATTTGGCGCCACTGGCACATTACTAGAAGTGGCGATTCCAGTTGAATTGATATTAGTTTGTCCTTGCCGTAATGCAGCCACCAGTGACTGCCCACCCAGTGTGGTTAAATCTGCAACAGATTCAAGATATTGAAAAGAGCTATTTGCCGAGGTATCTTGCCCATAGCTTGGTATTGAGATTACGAAACTGTAAATGGCTGGATTACTGTTAGGTAACAGATTAGCAAACTGCACACTGGCACTTTCTTGAATAGTTTTCTCAGAATTTAATTGAGTCATCATATTGTTCCAGTTTGTGTTCAGGTTGGCTGTTTGACTGGGATAAGTAGTGATCAATGCGGGGATAACATTTGAATTGACTGACGGAATAAGACCATTGCCGCCTGCACTATTACTGGTCATATTGGCCATCTGTCCGGAAAATGCAGCGTTGATATTATCATACGTTCCTGCAGCCGGGCCAGTAGCAATTATAATTGGACCTTCGGGAGGACCATACGTACCACTAGCAGTGGCCTGTATGTCATTGTAGATGCTGACTAGATCAGACAAGTCCATGGAGTTGATCAGTGTAACGGTATTAGCCATGGCATTTGCAACCACTACACCGGCAGCAATTCCCATGGAGTCATTGATAGTGATAGTCCCACTAGGTCCAGACCCTGATCCCAAAGTATTGACCAGACTATTGGCCACTGCCGGATCAACAGCCGATTTTTGTGCATTTACTAGTGGTAATCCAAAATTTGTCTGTACATTACTAACAGCATTGGCTAATCTAGGTAAATTTAACGAAGATATATTTGTTATTTGCTGTAGGGCAACCGACAGAGCCTTATTGGCCAATGCTTGATCCGGGGGAATTATTTGACTTAACCGATCTAATGCTGTCATGATAGTGAGCTCAGGGCTATTTTTGGTAGGTACTGATTTAATGTCGAATTAACCGTACCATCAGGATTCGTATAAATGTTTTGACTAACCCCATTCGTTCCGGTAACTGTTAATGTCTGAAAACTAGTAGGAAATATTTTATAGGGATTTAATAGGTCGGCCATAGTATTAATATTGGTGGTGGTGATTCCCATTATCTTTAATATTTGTGATAGTGGTGTACCAGTAATCTGTGTCATCGCCGCATACATGGCCTTTTGATCTGCGTCAGACGCATTAACTGTTGGTGATGCTAGATTTACTACAACATCTGCACTAACACCTGCATTGGTAAAATATAAGGCAATATCTGGGGTAATCCCACCAAGGCTAGCTAACTGTTGTACCAGAGCCAAAGGGGTTCCTAATTCATCTAGATTATTGAGATCTATCAATCCACCTAACTTAGCAAGGTCATTACCCCATTGTGCGGTGCATATGTTGACACTAGTGATGCCACCGCTTACCATATTATCAGCGTTGGTATAAGTTCCACCTAGATAATTTTGGCTGTTAACTGCCGAGTTAATAAAATTGTTAGTGATCCCATTATATCCTACCAATGCACCAAATCCTTGGCAAAAAATACTTAGATTTTTTGCGCCACCGGATGGACCTTGCCCCATGTAGGAATATGCTGTCGCTAATAGCAAATTACCAAATAACACATTGCCGGGGTATGCAATATTTCCTGTATGCACAGGTATACTATCACCGAGTGCTGCACAATTTCCCGAGCCCAATGAATATAGTTCTGGATAGATGGTGGGCGATAATTGTGCCCCTGGTGAGGTTGCTGCGGCAATTGCGTCAGTCAACGCAGTAATGTAGGGCAAGTTATTAAAGGTTGCCATTTTAGTTACAAATTGAGCATTAACACTAATGCCTTGATTGTGTAATAAACTGTCGGTGACTGTTAATTGAAATGGAGTTAATAAACTAGCTGGTTGCGCCATTATTACCCTATCCTAACATTGGTGCTGGCATTTAATCTGGTGTGCCCGCATGTGTCAACATCTGACGCAGTTACTATAGGTTGCCCGCCCGCTTTAACTGATGTATTTGTTGACATAGTGCGTGCAGTGGAGTGCGGAGGTTTATAGTTGGCATGAGGACTAACAGATGCACCACTAACCACAACGGGGATTCCATTAACCCTTACCGAAGTTACACCATTCATGGGCTTACCACCACATGAATTTGCGTCTGTCATTCTAACAACTCCACCTGCCATATATTATCCTAAAATAAGTTTTTTGCTTGGAACGTCAATTCCTGTAGTAACCTTAATGTATCGCTGCTTAACACCGTCCTCGGTTTCGGCAAACATTGCGATGTGCTTAATATTTAGTGATACTTTTGTCCCTGGTGACGAGGTAAAAATACCCTGCATTAACGCTGGGCCCTGGGGGCTAGGTGCTACTGCCAATGGTTCTGTGATATAGATATAGTCGGCGTCTGAACTTAATACTTTTGTGACTATTTCTTCGCCTGATGCCATTTTAAATGTGTATACTTCGTTGTCTTTAATTTCCATATTATCCTTTTAATTCTGTCCAAAATTCTTCTGGTTTGCTAGCCAATCCCTGAT